GGATACATTTATTAAATCTGATCCAAGATTTAGGAATTTGCTATTTTCTAGCATTTTGTTTATGACATTTAGAGTCAATGGTGTGGGATATACCTTATCATCAAATGTGTGGATGTATGATAGTTCCTCATAGATTTTAATTTCATTCATTGCTATACGGTAGGAATTGAAATAACTTTAGGCTTGTACTGTTTGATTTTGTCCATTATTACTACATAATATGGGACTCCATCACTGTTTTTCCTATTGAGCTTAGCTATTGATAAGATTTGTTTACTTCGGAAGTCATCTTGCTTAATGAAAGATAGTATGGTAGTAAATGTTTCTAATCAGATTTGTTTTATTATTTTTTCAGCTTCAAGCATTTGACTATAGATATATTTTGTTTCTCATTGTTTATTGACTAGATATTGTATGTTACCTGTATGTATGTTACTATGTATGTAACTATATACTATATCATATAATATATTGTTATTACTTATATATATAGTCAAAGCATCATCTGAAATATCTTTTTTATCAGTTCTAGACTTGGAATTTTTAGTGTGTCCCACTCCTTTTTTTAAGTGTGTCCCACTCTTATTATTTAAGTCTGTCCCACTCTTATTTTTAGTGTGTCCCAGTCTATTTTTTTTATCCATCATGTTTTTGCTTCTTCTAAGATTTGGATCTAGATATTCAGACATTCTCTCATCAATAATCTGTTTCTCAATAGCATATAACACAGCCTTTCAATAGATTTCTATTCTTTCATTTACATTTTGATGTTTCCTAGCTATCTCAATAATTTCATCTGAGATTCTAAGTCTCATCGTTTTTAATTCGTTAAAATAAAATGGGATTTGGGGATGGCATCTCATACAGGTATTAGCTTAAAGTCTTTGTAAGCTGTCCTGTAGAATGCCCCCTTTATCTTTACTATCTCTAGGATTTCTCAGTCTAGAAATCCATAATAGTTCTTCCCATTCCCTTTTGATACAAGTGTAATCATGTTCTTTTGGGGTAATGAAATAAAAAGATTTATTCAGTAGATACGAATAGTCTTCTTATTTCTCATGCTAGAGGTCTAATAAAAAAGCACCTATTCATATTGTACTGTAGGGGGTTACAATTCCTACAGCACTATATGACTAAGTGCTGTTGTAACCCTAACCATTATATCTTGTGTAGTAGAGCCTTATTTGTGTGGTAAACTCTAGATATAATGTAGCAATATCAGGTGGCTAAGTAATTTCCTCTACTTTGGATCGTGTTTGTTATTCTAACACGATTTTTTTCAATAGAAATTAACTTATCATTACTTGGTAGCAACTCTGTGCCAACTGTGAGGATCATCTCCTCCATTGCTGATATAAGTATATAGATTTTTTTTTAGAATGCAAATTTTTGCAGACTTTTTTTTTCTAATACTTTTACAGCAACTTTTTTTTGCTGATGTAATGATACTTATATTTTTTTATTTTGCAATAGAAAAAACATAAAATCTGAATAAATCAGCTTCCCACCTAGTAAAAAATCTTTCAAAATTTTAATAATTTAGACTAAATTGTAGCTTTTTGCATTCTCAGTCATCTAATCATAGATAAATTTGTGTAGTGTTTATATTCTTATGTCATAATAAAGTAGCAACATTATAGATATTAGCTCATGGTATATGTAGTAGATCAGTAGCGAATGTATGTCTGAATTTGTGAGCATGAATCCTAAATCATAGGCTCTTAGTCAGCTTTCTATATATCCCTCTAATAGAAGATTCTCTTAGATGTCATTCAGTAGTAGCATCAAATAGGTATTCAGATTTTTTTCTTTTTCTTTTAGATAGATACTCCCCTATCATATCTAATAATTCATTCTTCAAATATACAGTTCTTCTCTTTTTTCCTTTACCTATAACCTGTAAACATTCTCAGATTTCACTTACTTTTATCTTAGCAATTTCAGAGCATCTTAATCAAGTATTCAATAGCATATAAGTTAGTAGTTTATTTCTTAGTTGGATTATCTCTCTTTTTCATAATCAGCTGTTTACTTCATCTAGAATCAGCTTTTTTTCTTCCTTATTAAAGAATCCTACACTTTTTTCAGGTTGTCTGCTAAAGTGTATTCTCTTAGAGTGTAAAACATCAAGCTCTAGTATAATTCTGAGATACTTAAAAAAGCTCTTTAGTCAGATCAATGTAGTATTACATGTAGAAGTCTGGCATCATCCCCTCCTAAGAATTTCTATAAAATCGTATATATCTTTCAGATTTATTTCTTCAGGTTTATCTGTAGTTTTTCAAATACTTTGTAAATATCTTTCAAAATAATTTAGAGTTTTTTTATATCTTTCTAAAGTTGTTATAGATAATCCCCTTGTATATAATTGGTAATCTAAAAATTTTTTTATCATTTGAATTTAATAAAAAAGTAAAATCATTATAATAGACTCTACTTTTTTTCTCCCACACAATATAATATTATATATAAAAGTCAATAACCAAATACAAGGTAAATTCTGAATTTTATGATAACTAAAAATTATCAGTCAGATTTCTATTTTTCTCTTTAGTAAAAAAGTGTTGAAAAGTAATTTTTCAGGAGTATACTTGTAGTAGTGGTAAACAATGTAAGTAGAGCCTTGATTTATATCAAGGCATTTTGGCTTATGGTAAAAAAAACTAAAAAAACAAAATCTCCTACAAAGACAGCTCTAAGAAAGAAAGCTGATTCAGTTTTCAGCACCTTTATCAGACTAAGAGATTCAGATAAAACCTGAACTGTAAAATGTCCTTTATGCTGAGCAAAGATGCACCGAAAACAAAGTCAGAATATGCACTTTATAAAAAGGAGCTGTTGGTATTATAGATACGATGAAACGAACTGCCATGCAGGTTGTTATAGATGCAATGTAGTTCTGAACTGAAACTACATTATCTATACTAGATATATGCAAAAGAACTACTGAATAGAAACAGTAGATCACATGATAAAAGAATCAAAGAAACTACATAAAGAACGAGATAAAAAAGACTATCAAGAGATAATCAATAAGTATTCAACAAAGATTATTCAATTAGCAGCAAAACTGACAACTTAGTCAGACTTTTTTATTTTCTTAAAAACAAAAACCATGTGAAACTATGTAAGCGACTGAGAGAGACTAACCCAACTCTCACTAAACAAAAAAATTCAAGAACTAAAACAAAAAGAAAAAGAAATCCAAGAATTAGAGAATACAATAGAAGCTCTGAATAACAGACTAGAGGAGAATAAGGAAACAATAAACCTACTTTGCAGACAGATTTCTTCTTTAGTTTGTAACCAACATATCCACCATGCTTAACTTCCAACGATGAGACATAAAGTATTACTATCAAATTCATTGCAATAAGCAAAAAGCACAAGGATTAAATCCTGTAAACTATGCAACATTTACAAGGAGATTAAAGAAAATGAATCTCCATGATGCCATCTATACTCCGAGAGTAGAGTATCAAGTAAAACACCGATTCTATGATAGAAACCTTATTCAAGATGCTATAAGGAGAAAGCAGATAAACAAATCAGAGAATATTCAGATTTTAGATTTAGATCATTTACGAAAATTAGAGATGAAAGAACTAAAAACCAAATGAAAGAACAAAGTGGTATTTTGTAAACCCAAACAAACATTACGAGACAGATTTTTATCCCTTTTTAAGAAGTAGCATGAAACAATGTTTAAGATGTTGAAAAGACTTCCCTACTAAATGACCAAAGAAATATTGTCTCCAATGTAGTAAAATAGTCAATAAGGAACAGCAAGAGATTTGGAGAGCTAAACATAAACACTAATCAGATTTATTTCTTTTCTCTTACCTATGCGAACTATACGAGAACTTTTACTGATATATAAACCTCTCTGTAGAAAGAGATTACAACATTTAATTGATAAGTCTTTAAAATGCCAAAGCAAAAGCGAGATTACGAAAAACTAAAGAAAGAATTTATAGCTTCTAAGTTCCATGAAGTTAAAGGCTTTATCGAGGACAAATGAATGACATATAATTGACAAATGAGATGAAAGACAAAATGATGGGCTAAGGAGAAAAAGGAGCTTAAAGCTAAAGCTACAGACAAAGCTCTAAAGAAAGTTGAAGATAAACTTGCAGCTAAACTAGAGCCTAGTTCAGAATTTTTACTGTGAAATATCAACAAAGCTATAGAACTAACAGCAAGGAAATTAGAGCAGATGGAAGAAAAGGATTCGATTAATGTGAAAGATTTAAACACGATATGGAGCATGAATAGAATCCAAAACTGACAGCCAACTACTTATGTAAAGGAAGAAAGTGATGTAAATCAGAATGTCAGAATAGAGTGAATCCACATTATTTTATGAGGTAATCCTGCTGATAATTCAGAAAACAATAACCCAAAAGAAGTATAGTTTAGTTTAATCTTTGTCAACAAAAATGAAACTTATAGCTTATACAAGAAAACAGATAGCGAATATGTTATGAATATCCGAACAGCGAGTAAAATCTAGTAAAAAAGTAATAGAAATATGAGTGTGGAGTAGTAGAAGCCAAAAGTATGTAACTAGATATATTTTAAAATCAGAGTTAAAGGAACTCTCAGTAAGAGAAATAAAAGATTAGTTATTTATTTTATATCAATGTCAAGTAATGGCTATTGCAGAAACAATAGAGGTAGTACAAAAACAATACTTGGATGCTGAAACTGTAATCTGTGAGTTTATGGCGATTCAGACATACGATGAAGATAATCCACCTACTTATAAAGATTTTAATCTGCAGGAGTTTCATGACTTTGTTGCAGATAAGATAGAAGCTTTAGATCCTATTATATGAAAGAAAAGATGACCGTATCAAACGATAAAAGAATAAACGAGATATATAAGTATCTCAAATCAGATTTAACTGAATGTGTAAAGTATCGAAGAAGAAATAAGCCTGAATATGTTAAAGAATATTTTAACACAGATAAGCGAGAAGAAATAGAAAAACAATTACAAGTAATCTGTAAACCTTTTTCTGACATCCAAAAGATTCAGATTTCAAAGGTTATTTCAGACTTACATACTTTTTATATTTTACCACAAGAGGAATGATTGAACAAATCAGAGAAGAAATCTTAGCTAAAATCAAATGGCTAGAATGGAACAACCATCCAAGAAGTCTAGAGCTTATCGAATGGTTAAAACAACTTCTAACACTTATGGAAGAAAAATCTGCTCCTATCCAAAAGGAAATCAAAGTAGAGCTTCCTGAAGAAGAAGTAAAGGAGGAAAAGAAATCTGCTCCTAAAAGAAAAATCACTTTTAAAAAGAAATAGTTAATCAATGTATGTAAATTTTTATGCTACAGAGAAACAAGCAGAAGCATTAAAATATCGATACGATGACATAACTACTGAAATCTGATTCTGATGAGCTGCATGAGGTAGTAAATCTTGGTTATGATGTTTTGCTGTTTGGTCAGCTTGTATGGAATATCCATGATCTAGATGGGTAATCTGAAGAAAAGAGTTAGTAAACCTTAGAAGGACAACTCTTGCTACTTACCAAAAGATTATGGCTTACTACAATATTCCTGAACTTGATAGATGACAGCTTAACAGTCAGACTAATACTATCAAATTCCCAAATTGAAGTGAAATCATTTTACTAGATTGTGCAGCTCAGCCATCAGATACAGAATGGACTAGATTCTGATCTCTTGAGCTTACATGAGCATTCATAGATGAAGCAAATGAAGTAGATGCCAAAGGTATCGAGATGCTTAAAACTCGTATCTGAAGACAGAACACATTTACAAAGAACTGACAGACAATAAAGAAGCATCCAAAGTTTTTGGAATGTTTTAATCCAAATAAAGGTCATGTTTATAACGATTACTATTTGCCACGAAAGAATGGAACATTGCCTAGCTATAGAAAATTTGTAAGAGCTACTGCATGAGATAATCCATACTTGCCAAAGGAATATATCGAACAGCTAGAGAGAAGCGATGAGATAACGAAACAAAGACTGCTCTACTGAAACTTTGATTACGATGACACTCCATGAAAGTTATTCAGATGGGATGAGATTTCAGATTTATTTACTGCTAATGTTGTTCCTAGTGAAGAAACTTATATTACTTGCGATGTTGCTAGACTATGAGATGACATGACTGTTATTGTAGTACGAAAAGGATTAGAAGCCGTAGAGATAAAGAGTTACAACTGAAAGACTACAGACCAAACAGTAGAAGCTATCAGAGAGCTTGAAAGATATTATAACTGCAGGAGATCAAATATTTGTATAGATTCAGACTGAGTCTGATGATGAGTATGCGACCATCTTAGATGATGTGTTAATTTTATGAATAACTGAACTCCTATAGTACAAAAAGATGAGCATAGGAATTATGCCAACCTAAAAACTCAATGCTACTTTAAGTTAAAATACTTGATGGAGAAAAGGGAAATCAGAGTTAATACTTCATGAGAGATAAAGGATAAGCTACAGAATGAATTAGACAATATCCTAGTGAAAGATTTAGAATGAGAAAATAAAATCAGACTAGAATCAAAGGAAGATATGAAAAAGAGATTATGACATTCTCCTGACTATGCAGATGCGATAATGATGAGAATGTATTGGACTTTATGAAGACCTTACTCACCTGTT